GATGTTTGTATTTGTGTAATCTCAGGTGATAATTCTTTACTTTCGTTGAATGAGATGATTGGTCTACCTGCGTTATTAACAGAACTGAATTGACTTTCCAATCCTCTTGTAACCAATCGTTGTTCTTCTTCACCAGGAATACCGTTGTTCATATTAATCCAAAGTGATGGTAACATACCATTCTTTAAATTGTTTGCGTGGAACTCTTTTATGTTGACATCAATCTCAATACTCGCCAGACCGCCTGAATAATCAGGATGTGGGTAATATGAATTTGATGGGGAATATTGTTTGAAATAATATATTTGAGATGGGTCACCATCTTCTTGAGAGAAACAATCAAATTCTTCAACAGGGAACTTCTTGATGTTAGACCAATCAGCACAGTAATAATATTTTTCAATCTTATCTGTTTCTTGATTAATCTTACCTGAACGTACTCTACTGAAATCACAATGATATATCTCAGCAATAGATTTTCTATCACGAGACCAAACAATGTTTAGGGAAAATCCACCAAATAATACAAGGTCCAACGCACATTTCTCCATGACATCAGAAACATTTTCTGCGTCATTTATAAAATTAACGGCAGCCATTGGGTTATTCAATGATACAAGACCATCACCCATTATTTGTTCTTTCTTGGATACAACAATAGCTTTGTGTATTGCTGAATTATTCCATCTACTGATTAGGTATTGTGGCATCAGATTTGCTTCACCATAATAGACCCACGGTTTTTTATCAAACGTTTCACTAAAAATGGGTAGTAAAGGTTCTTGCGTAAACTTTAATTGACCTAATTGATATTTTTGTTTTTCACTCATAATTTATATTTTATAATACATACTAGTTGTCTATCCACTCAACTATAATTTTATCATTCTGACTTATTGTAAATCCAAACATACTTAAATAATCTGTTGTTGTATCATATGTACAAAGATTTATAATTCCACCCTGAGATAAATTATTTGTTTGAACTATAATACCATTTCTATATATATTACACGTTCTTATTTGGATAGAATATATATTACCTGATGGTCTACATACTGACCTGTAAACATAAGAAGTATCAACAGGACCAACTAAGAAGTTAATAGGTAATTCATTTGATGTAAATGTATATGGTTCTGTTCCTGTAATTTCTTGAGGACAAACTATTTCCAAAGGATATATTCCCCATTTAAAATTAGTAACATTTAAATTACCATTAGGATAATCTAACAAATTCATTATATATCTGAATTGTAATGTGGTTCCTGTCAACGTTCCTGGTGTACTACTTGGAGTAGGCGTAGGACTTGGACTTAAACCTGGCGTTAATGTAGGTGTAACACTTGTTGTAGGTGTTGGGGTTATCGTATATCCTGATGTAGCTGAAGGTGTAGGTGTAGTTGTTGTTGTCGGTGTTGGACTTGGACTTAAACCTGGTGTTAATGTAGGTGTCGGTGTAACTGTCGGTGTAACAGTATTTGTAGGTGTTGGAGTAGGACTTTCGGGAACTTCTTCCTCTACATAAATAAAATGACTGTTGTCTTCATCATCTGAAATATATTCAATAAAAGTATTACCAATTTCTGTTGTTCCATTTACGAATACCATTCCCGTATATACCAAAGAAGTACCATCACCAAAAATTTGGAGTTGATACTGTCCCTCGTAGTTTAAGTCATTATTACTTAAATCTAATACGATTTCACAATACCTAATGTTCTCCCCAAAATACGGTCCACTAGTGAGTATTGTATATGATTTTTCTTCCTGTGATAGGATATGTAAAAATGTTAAGGTATAACCTGAAAAGTCAGTCCTTGAGTTATTATTGATATTCAATACCAATTCATTACTCTCTCCTTTATTAATATAAATCATATATAGTTAAATATAAAAAAATCTTCGTTGAAAAGGTATTGATAAAAATAATAATAAAAAAAGGGGCGTATAGCCCCCTTTTCGTTTGAAATAGATATAGAAAATCGTTCACCAATAGAACTACATAGAATTAGTTACTAATTGAAGCTGGTGCTCCAAATACTGTAGCTAAAGCTCCTGTGATAACTCTTGCTGGTTCTGCTTCTTGTGCAGTGAAAATAAATTCAAAACCATTTTTGTCACCTAGTGCAACTCCTGTTGAAGCGTTACCACCTGACATATAACTGTAATTCACTTGACCTAAAAGATACTGTGTGTCGTTTTGGTCAATAGCGATAATTTGTAAATTATCATTTTGTCCCAAAATCTTAAGTTGATTTCGTTTATCTTGGTCGTATTTGTATAACTGTATTGTTAAAACTTGTTCGTAGTAAACGGTTCCGTTTTCAAATGATTTTGTAGTTGTTTGCACTAAACCTGAAGTTCCGCGTTTCAACTCAAAGCCATAATAGGTAGTACCTGATGTTGATGTTGCACCTGTTACTGCACCAGTTGAGTTATAAGTATAACCTGTTGTGTAACCAGTTCCACCACCAATATAGATTTTTTTAATACCACCAATACTATCAGAACATCCTAACGAAAGTCCACTTGATATGTAACAACTTGCTGTGTTTGGCATAATATAGAATATTTAATTTTTTTGTTTTATGTTTTTTTAAAGGGGACTTTCACCCCTTTAGTTTTTATAAGTTCTACTACGCTACGTTATTTGTTGCGAAGTAATTAGTTCCTGAGAATGAAGCGATGTTCGCGGCATATGAGTAGTTTGCACGTATTTTTAAAACGTCAAAATCTCTTGACCAGAAAGCGTCCATCTTCTCATGGTCAGACATTAAGTCAAATCCACAGAACATATATTGAGCTGGTCCGATTACTACCTTACCACTTCCCGCTAAACCTAAAGTAGGTAATACCTTAACGTTAGTTGAAGGATGAACCGCACTCATGTTGTTAGTCACATTAGTTGTACCAATGTAGTTTTGGAAGAAGTTAGCTTTCACTAACGCTTGATTATATAATCTAAAGTTAGAGTAAGACATAAACACTACTAAGTCATCAAACACTAAAGCGTCATCAGATAAAGCTGAGATTAATTTGTCTACCTCTGTGATAGGGTTACCTGCTGAACCGTACGCTGCAGTTGAACTGAAAGTTGTTCCTGATACTGAAGCAGTTACTGAAGTTTGACCAGTAGAGATTAAATAGTTAAAACCGTTGAAAGTGTCACCACTTGCAGTTTGTGCTAACCATAATTTTTGTTCAATTCTTTGTTGGATTTGTTTTACTTTTAAATCAATAATTGACTCCAAGAAAGGTACTGTCTCAGGGTCTTGACCTGCTGGTAATAATAATGATTGGTATGTATCCCATAATTGTTGGTAACATAATTCCTCGTTTACTTTTTCGTGTTGAGAAGCTAAGGTAACTTGTGTAAAAGTTGTTGTACCTGAAGCGTTCCATCCACAAGCACCTGTTTGGAAAGAAGGAGCTGAGTTCAATAATTGAACCGCTTGAGATCCGCGGATACCCAATTTAATTGTGGTATTTGCAGGAGTTGTTGCACCGATAAGTGCTTTTGCGATGATGTCAGTTGAAGATTGGTCTGTGAAACCAGTGATTGAACTAACTACATAACTAAATTCGTCTTTTGAATAAATTTTCATTTTTAGTTTTTTTTATTTTATAATTATTTTTTGTTTGAAAATCTTAAACCATTGATGGCAGCTAACTTAGCTTCCATAGGGTCTAATATTTCCTTATTAAATTGTTCTGTTTTACCATCACGGATTTTCTTTCCTGCTGGTTCAGATTTAAATTTGTTAAATTCATTTTGTAATGAAGAATAACTTTGTTCCATTTGAGACATTTTTTCACCCATTTTAGATATGAAATCTTTTAACATATCCACCATTTCTTTTGTCATCTCAACGTTTTCACCCATAGATTCTGCCTCAGCAACATCTGCTTCTGCGTCACCCATAGGTTCTTTAATCATTACAATCATACCGTCTTTGGTTTCAATCTCAGTACCGTCAGAAAGTTTGTGAACTCCGTCTGGTGCAGGTATCTCAGCATCAGGTGTTACCACCACAACTTTAGCACCTTCAACAAGACCGTCACCTTCTACTTTAACAACAGTACCATCTTCTAATTTAGCTTCAACAAAGATTTCTTTAACAGCAACGATTTTACTATCTACAACGTCAATGTTGAAATTTTCAACTAAACGATAAGAACCATCTTCTAACTTCACTTGTTCAAATTCCTCGTTGATTTTTACAATATCATTACCAACCTCTAATTTAGAAGTTTGTAAAATTGTATTATCTTCAAGTTTGAATGAAGCCATAACTGACCCTTCAGACATAAAACCAAACTTTACCATTAGATTTTTAATCTCGTTAATAGCGGTTTTTGGATTAGACATAATCTATTTTATTTTTATTTTAATTTATTGTTCTATGAGTAAATATATAATTTTGTATATAATCCCATTTTTATTTAATATTTCTTCAATATCTCGGCAACCTGATATAAGAACATCTCCTCACGACAGAACGAAGCTACCTCCTCAAACCAACCTGATACGGAAAATCCTGCAAGTTCTCCTGACTTAACCATCTCCCATACCTTGTCACCTTCAGGTGTCTTAGCACATTTCATAGATACAAACCATGTTCCAACAGGTGTGTCTTGATAACCATACTTGTTTGACTTGTCATCCATATCTTCCTTAATCCAACTCTCAATAACATAAACATCATTGATAGCTTTACCATCGTGCATCAGGTCATTGTTGTCTGTATATTTATTTCTCATATACTTCTCAGCAATCATTTTGATTGTCTCAGAACTGAAATAAACCTCATACAAGTTTCCTTCACTATCTTTTCTTGGAATACGTAAGTCAGGAACCATTGCTGGCCCAACTATGATACGTTTCTCATCATCAACTTGAAACTTTTGGTCTTTCTTTTTCTTCTTTTTAATTCCTTCATCTACATAAGATGGTAGATTATTGTCATAACCAAAACGAATAGTTTGAATATTACCTGCGTTTTTATTAATCTCTTTTATAGCATCAGGGTCACTATCATAATGTTTTGTAATACCTAATCTTTTTAGTGTAATCCATATTGGTTTACCATCTGTTAAATTTACTTTGTTTCTTGGAATACCAATTCTTTCAGCAATTCTATTTACTTCACCTGAAGAAGCGGGTCCTTTTGATGTTACAATATATACGTCATACCCATTACCAATTAATCTCTTAGCCATTAACTGACCCTCAAGTTTTGTTAAAGTATTATAATCAAACGATACTTTTTGACCAGCAAAATTTTCAATCGTAAATTGTTTTACTTTACCTTCAGCCCAACTTAAAGCGGATAAACCACCCCAACTATCATACATTAACTTACCACATCCATCATCATATCCTTTTGAACTTTCTAAATCTACTTTATGTCTTGATAGATATGAGTACATTCTTTGAACCGTATCCATTGATATTGGTTCACCTTTAGCAAGTTGGTTCGCACGTTGTTTACCAACATCAGTTCCACAACTACCCCATCCATTTTCATCTACATATTTTAATACTGATTGTGCGTTGTTCTTTACACTATCAGGATAATCTGAATAACTTTCAAATTCTCCTTCGTGATAAAGATATTCACTATCTTCACTATGAACAGCACCTGTCATTAATTTACCATCAGCATCTTTGTGTGTTGGACCTTCGTACAATTTACCATCTTTTGTATAATGTGGAACACCTACTTCAAATCCTTCTTTACTAAAAGATGGGTTTGATGTTCTTGTATCAGATTGAACATGACCAGGAATATATTCATCAGGGATTAAATCATTTGGAAATCCACCTACCAATTCTTTACCTGTATTAACTGAAGCCTTGTTGATTATTCTTGCGTCATTTCTGTATTTAATTCTACTCCATACGTGACGACAATTATATCCACCTCTCCATCTTATAGCTGA